AAATGATTTTCAAATCATTCTGGATGGTGTAAGTTATCAAGATGAATGGGAAGGAAACTTCGACAAACGCTTGTCAGTGATTTGGGATTTAAACTTCACCATGAAGTTGAACTTCTTTGGATATGTCTATGACACCAATCTCATCAAGACGGTTATCCAGAACATTTATGCTGACAACACCTTGGCGCCAGGAACCACACCCACCAATACACAAGTGGGAACTCGTATCACAACTACTGTGGACCCCACGACAGCATCACCATTAGATGATTACTCCTTCATACAGGAATTTGACGAAATATACACAGGTGAATAATGTTTGAAAATCTTGATGATAAGTTTGAAGTGGTTTCCACAACACCTCAGGCAATTGAAAAATTTGAAAAGACACCAGTAGATGATGACGCCGACCATGCACGCGAAACTCTTCGGACACTCATTGACAAAGGGAATGAAGCCATTGATGGCATTCTTCACATTGCCAAGAACAGTGACCATCCTCGTGCCTATGAGGTGGCGGGACAACTTATTAAAACCGTGTCTGATACCGCAAAAGATTTACTAGAAGTTCAGAAACGAAAGAAAGATTTGGAAAAAGAAGATAAACCCAAAATACAAACACAAAACAATTTGTTTGTTGGGTCAACTCATGAGTTGTTGAAGGCCATGAAACAAGCCCAACAACCAGAACAAATTGAATCAGGTAATGACTGAAGAATCCTCATATCATGGTAATCCCAATTTAAAAAGCATTGGGCATCAGCATCAATTCACACAGGAAGAAATACAAGAAATTCTCACCTGTCAACGGGATCCTGTATACTTCATTGAGAACTATTGTCATATCGTGTCACTTGACCGAGGATTGGTGAAGTTCAAGTTATATGAGTGTCAGAAGAAGAAAGTGGAAGTGATTCTGAACAACAGAAAAGTGGTGTTGATGGAAGGGCGTCAGCAAGGTAAAACCATCACGGCAGCTGCCTGTATTTTATGGTACACGTTGTTTCAAGAAAGCAAAACAGTTGCCATTCTTGCCAACAAAGGAAGTGCCGCTCGTGAAGTTCTAGACCGTTATCAAATCATGTATGAACATCTTCCCATGTGGATGCAACAAGGTGTTCGTACCTGGAACAAAGGTAACGTGGAATTAGAGAACGGCAGTAAAGTGTTCACTGCTGCCACAACTGCCTCAGGTATTCGTGGTAAATCTGTTAACTGGTTGTACATTGACGAAGCTGCCATCATTCCCAACAATGTTGCCGAAGAATTTTTTGCATCTGTGTATCCGACAATTTCTGCCGGTACTACTACAAAAATTCTACTGACTTCAACTCCTCTGGGATACAATCATTTCTGGAAGTTCTGGAATGAAGCAGAAAAAGGCAAGAACGGCTTCGTGTCCCATTTCATTCCCTACTGGGAAATTCCTGGGCGTGATGAAGAATGGGCAGAAGAACAAAAACGTACTTTAGGAGAAGTAAAGTTTAATCAAGAAGTGTTGTGTGAATTTCTTGGGTCCACAAACACTTTAATTAATGGCAGAACATTATCACAGATGAGCAGCATGGATCCTGTGTATTACAATGACATGGGATTATCCATCTATAAAGAACCTGAAAAAGACAAAACTTACGTCATCACCGTGGACGTGGCTCGTGGTGTGGGGGGAGATTATTCTGCCTTTACCGTTGTTGATGTTACTGAGATGCCTTATACTCTAGTAGGAAAATTCAAGAATAATACGATTGCTCCCATGTTGTTTCCTGAAGTGATTCATAAAGTGGCAAAAGATTACAATAAAGCCATGATACTTGTGGAAACCAATGATATCGGGGGTCAGATTGCTGACATTTTATATGCTGATTTAGAATATGAAAACATTTTAAGCACCATTAAAGAAAACAATCAAACATATATCAGCCCAGGATTCTCGAAAACCACAACTCTAGGTGTCAGAACCACAAAGTCTGTGAAACGTCAGGGATGTTTCGCCATCAAAAGTTTACTGGAAGAGAAAAAACTAAATATATTTGATGCCGAAACCATTCATGAATTCTCAACATTCATTGAACGAAATGGTAGCTATGTAGCTGATGAAGGGTATCACGACGATTTAGTGATGACTCTGGTGTTATTTGGATGGTTAACCACCAATCAATATTTCAAAGAACTCACGGATGTCAATGTTCGTGAACGTGTATACAAACAACAAATGATGCAAATCGAGGATGAATTAACTCCTTTTGGTTTTGTAGACACCGGATTAGATGAAACCACATTTGTTGCTGACAATATCGTGTGGTCTACAGATGGAAATTTGCCATGGAAACAAGATATAGATTCATAAACTTATAAATATTTTCAACTGTCTTTTACAAAATTAGACTGATAAAAGTCTTTTGAAATAAACATATCATAGGAGATAAACATGGCATTTCAACTTTCGCCAGGCGTTTTAGTCGTTGAAAAGGACTTGACCAATGTTGTTCCCGCAGTTGCCACATCAATCGGTGGCTTTGTAGGAGAATTTCAATGGGGTCCTGTTCTCGAACCAGTAACAATCAGCTCAGAAATTGAACTTGTGAAAACATTTGGTAAGCCAAATGACACAACAGCAACAAGTTTCTTTTCAGCTGCCAATTTCTTAAGCTACTCAAACAATCTCAAGGTTGTTCGTGTAGTTGGCACAGCAGCACGAAATGCTGTATCTTCAGGTACCGCTGTTGCCATCAACAATGAAGAAGCCTGGGAAGCCAGTTATGCCTCAGGTCAAGCATCTGTAGGTGAATTTGCTGCCAAGTATCCTGGCGCCTTGGGTAACTCACTTCGAGTATCAATGGCAGATTCTGCAACATTCACTGGTTGGGCATACGAAGCTGAATTCGATGCTGCTCCTAGTACATCAGCATATGTCAGTGGTTTAGGTGGTGCCGATGACGAACTTCATATCATCGTTGTTGACGAAGATGGATTAATTTCTGGCACAGCAGGAACCATTCTAGAAAAGTTTGCCAATGTGTCCAAGGCGGCAGACGCCAAGACTTCAGAAGGAGCTGCCAACTACTATGTTGAAGTTCTTTCAGGTTCACGTTACATCTGGTGGATGGATCACACCACATCAGTAGAAGCAGGTGACACCGCCTGGGGTTCAAACGCAGCAGGCACAACATTCAAGACCATGTCAACTGTTGTAACTCGTTCTTTGACCGGTGGTGTTGATGCTTCACCTTCAACAGGTAATGTTCAAACCGGATATGATGAATTCGCCAATGCTGAATTGATTGATGTCAATCTTTTGGTGATGGGTCCACATGGTGCTACAGTGGCTAATGATGCCATTGCCATCGCCGAAGATAGAAAGGATTGCATGGTGTTCGTTTCACCTGAACTTGCCGATGTGTACAACAACGCCGGTGATGAAGCCACTGATGTTGTGGCATTCCGTAGCACATTGACATCTTCATCATATGCCGTGCTTGACTCAGGTTGGAAATATCAATACGACAAGTATGCCGACAAGTATCGTTGGGTTCCATTGAATGCTGACGTAGCTGGATTATGCGCTCGCACAGACACCATTGCTGATCCTTGGTTCTCACCAGGCGGCTTGAATCGTGGTCAAATTCGTAACGTTGTGAAGTTGGCATATTCACCTGACAAGACGGACCGTGACACATTGTATAAGGCAGGTGTCAATCCTGTGGTGTCATTCCCAGGTGAAGGTACCGTGTTGTTTGGCGACAAGACACTTCTTGGTAAGCCATCAGCTTTCGATAGAATCAATGTTCGTCGTTTGTTCATCGTACTAGAAAAAGCAATTGCTACAGCAGCCAAGTATCAATTGTTTGAATTCAATGATGCTTTCACACGTGCACAATTCCGTAACTTGGTGGAACCATTCCTCCGTGACATCAAGGGTCGTCGTGGTGTTTATGACTTCCGCGTAATTTGTGATGAAACAAACAACACAGGTGAAGTGATTGACCAAAATCAATTCGTGGCTGACATCTACATCAAGCCAGCACGTTCCATCAACTTCATCACATTGAACTTCGTGGCAACCCGTACTGGTGTCGCCTTTGAAGAAATCGTTGGCGCCTAATCTAAATAACTTCTAGGAGAAGAACACATGGATATTTCACAATTTAAGAATAAGTTAGGCGCAGGTGGTGCTCGTCCAAACCAATTTCTCGTGACTCTTACTTTCCCTGCTGCTGTTGGCGCAGGTGCCAGTGATGATTCACTACTAGTAACATCTGCCGCTCTTCCAGCATCAAATGTTAACCCAACCATCGTTCAATATCGTGGTCGTGAAGTGAAGATGGCAGGTGAACGGACATTTGATCCATGGACCATAACTGTGTTGAATGATACATCAATGAAGATGCGTCAATATTTCGAACGTTGGTCCAATCTCATGAACAATCGTGTAGACAACGGCGGTTCATTGCAACCCGCTACATATATGTGTGACCTTGAAGTATCACAACTTGACCGTAATGATGCAGTCATTCGCACATATAAAATCTTCAACTCATTCCCAATTACCGTTTCAGAAGTGGCATTGGCCTACTCAGCAAACGATGTGATTTCAGAATTCAATGTGACGTTCCAATACTCACATTTTGAAGTAACACCTGTTTAATCTTATAACTAGGTAACAACATATTATGGATATTTTTGGGTACACCATTAAGCGGAAGGAATCGGCACCAACGGAACGTTCGTTTGTGCCTCCTTCCGATGAAGGGGCACTTGATACCATCAAGGCGGGTGGGTACTATGGTACCTATCTTGACTTGGAAGGTGCCGCTAAAAATGAATCAGAACAAATCAAGAGATATCGTGACATCTCGTTAATGTCAGATGTGGACATGGCAATTGATGATGTGGTGAATGAAGCTGTTGCCAATCTAGACAATGAACCACCTGTCACCATTGATTTGAAAAATGTCAAGGTGTCTAACACCATCAAGAAAAACATCGAGCAAGAATTTGAAAACATTCTTGACATGATGCATTTCAAGAACAAAGCACAAGATTATTTTCGCCGTTGGTACATTGATGGTAGAATCTATTTTCATAAAGTCATTGATACAGCAAAACCCAAGCAAGGGTTAACTGATGTTCGATACATTGACCCACGAAAAATTAAAAAAGTTCGTAACGTCAACAAAGAAAAAGATCCTACAACAGGTGTGGAGTTTGTAAAGAACACTGAAGAATTTTTCTTGTATAATGAAAAGGGTATGCACATGACCCAAAACATCTCAGCATCCACCAATGTGCAAGGATTGAAGATTACAAAAGATGCCATTTGTTATGTGCCATCAGGTTTGTTTGATGTAGACAATCAAATGGTGTTAAGCTATTTACATAAAGCCATCAAGCCCGCCAATCAATTGCGTATGATGGAAAATGCTCTTGTGATTTATCGTTTGGCTAGAGCACCAGAAAGAAGAATTTTCTATATTGATGTCGGCAACTTACCCAAGTTGAAGGCAGAACAATATCTGAAGGACATCATGAATCGCTACCGTAACAAGTTGGTGTA